GTTATAATTCATGATGTTTAGTTACAAAGTTGAACACCTACAAACATGATAAATACAACGTTTTACCACTAGTTACATACTCTATAAAAGGACGCCGTCTCCATATTTCACCCCATATATGACGGGGTTTTGACCTAACAGGTGTCAAAAAAGTGTCAAGAGAATAATTCTCTTACTTTTTGACCCTGTTCTTTTTTATGTTCATCAAGTAAATGTGAATAAGTGTCAAGAGTCTGTGAAATCGTCGCATGACCTAAACGTTTACTTATATATTCAACAGGGATACCTTTACTTAATAAATATGATGTGTGTGTGTGACGTAGTGCATAAGGTGTAATTGTGTCGTCATTTAATTCGATTTGTTTTTTAGCATAGTTAAATGACTTTATGACTGCATTGTGTGATAGGTGAAATAATTTACCATCAGTTCTAACTGGTAATTTAGATAACTTCGTATTGATCAGTAATACATCTTTTTGACTTACTTCGACATCACGTTTAGAATTTTTTGTTTTAGTACCTGGTAAATGTACTACGCCACTTGATTTGTTTAAATCTTTTTTAGTCATACCAATTATGTCACTATATCTAGCACCTGTAATAGCTAGTAAATATAAAAATATATAACTTTGTTCATCTCGTGTTTTAAAGTATTCAATCAAATCTAAATACTGTTGAATGGTCATGTACTTAGTATCTTCATTCTTAGGTGCCTTAGTACCTTTTAATTCAATTTTATAAGTCGGGTCTTTCTTCAAATATCCATCATATACTGCATCTCTAATACATGGTGCAAGACAACCGTGTACTTTTCTAACTGTTTCAGTCGTTCTATTCTGACCATACTCATTTAAAAACTTTTGGTACTCAGAACGTGTTATGTTCTTAACCAACATATAATCACCAAAATGTTCTTTAAATAGATTCAGGGACCTTTCATACCAATAATACTGTTTTGGTGCAACTTTCTTTTTGTTCTTAATCACAAGCCAATCATTATAATAATCTTCAAACGTTTTATTATCTTCAATCTTATTGCCATCTTCTAAATCTCTTATTAATTGCTGTGCTGCGCATGTTGCCTCTGCTTTGGTTTTAAACCCAGACTTACGCTTTTTACCCGATTTAAAAGATTTATCTTTCACATCATATTGCCAAGAAACAGATGTTTTGTTCTTACGTTTCGTAACTGTGAATGATGCCATAGTTTTTTCCTCCTTATAAGAAAACCTCACGTAGTGTGAGGTAGTTAGTTATTTAATGCTGGATGTTCCCAATAAGACTCTGATAAGTTTTCCATATCATCAACCATTGAATATTTAGATGAATTTGTCATATCTCCAACGATACTTTGACTCCATTTAGATTTGATGACATATTCTTTTTTAGATTTACCCATGCTGTCTGTTAAAGGGTACTTGACGTTTATCGTAATGTTATCTAATTTTTCGTCAATACCTTTCAAAGAATACAAAGCATCTAATACATCGTATTTCATCGCTTTAACAGTAAGTTTATCCGTAAGATTTTCGCTACCTAATAATTCTATTGTGAGATTTGAACCTAATGAATCTGAATAAAATTTCACCTTTTTTACATCGCCACTTTGAATTTGTTTGGATACTCTTTTCTTAACATCTTTTTCTACATCTGATGATTGGTTATCTTTGTCGACTTGTTCTTCAGCAAATTTTTCTTCTTTCGTCTTTTCTTTTTTGTTTTCTTCTTCAGTCTTCTTAGCTTTTTCTTCTAATCGCTTATTCGTTTCTTCAATCTCTTTTTGTTCTTTTTCTTGTTTACTTACTTGTTTGTTGTCTTCTTGTTCTTCAGTCATATTAGCCATGCAACCCATAAATAAGACTAGAACAATACCTAATAAAACAATTATTCCTAAACATCCACCACACCCATATTTCCAATCATTTTTATTTGTTTCATTTTCTCCCATTCCACATTCTCCTTTATTTATATTAAGCACCACCGAAGTGATGCTATTTCCCTTGTTGTGATTTCAAAAACTTCACATATTCCAATACTTTTTGCATTTCATCTTCATCTAGGTCGCTTACTTCCCCATCAAGATGTGCTGCGATCGTAGTTGGTTTGTAAGTAGTTTCTTTCTTTTGTTCAGTTATAGAAGATTTAGGAACATTAAAATATTGTGCTAACATTTCTATTTTATCAATTCTAGGATATTTAGTTTCTTGTATCCAATTAGATATAGTTGACTGACTTACGCCTAATTCCTCAGATAATTCTTTTTGAGTCACATTTTTTCTATTCATAAGACTTTGTAGATTTTCTGATAAAATTTTTCTAGCGCTTTTATATTCCATAGTTTTTGCTCCTTTAATATTACTTAATGTAATATTAATTTACCACATATCAATTTACTTTACAAGAAGAAATATCACTTTTAGGAAATTTTAATTACTTTAAGTATTGACATATTACTTTAAGTCATAGTAGTATTGAGTTACCGAAAGCGAGGTGAACAAAAATGCCACAGACTTTTACTATAAAAACATGGCGTATTAATGCCAAAATGACACAACAAGATGTTGCTGATCGATTAGGTGTTAGTAAACCAACAGTCATCAAGTGGGAACGTGAAGATGCGGTACTAAAGAATTTAGAAGTATATGCACTTGCATACTTATTTGGTGTTAGTGTGGACAATATTCAAGTTAAAATTTTATGACCAATATCACTTTAAGTGATATTAAAGGAGTGATTAACATGGAATTCATTGGTTTTGCAGATGTGAAAGAATTCAAAAGAATTAGTGGAATATCAGAGAACGATCTAGAAAGAAAAGTTTTCGCTAACAAAGGCTTTCAAGAAAAATGTATGTATCGATTTGGTAATGGAAATAAGCGTTACATCAAAGTAGCACCAGCTATTGACTATATAGCTGAGAACCTGATGAAAAAAGAAACGGAGGTCAACTAAATGAAATACATCACATTAACAATGTTTCTAGTACTAGAGTTTTTCATCATCGCAGCATTCAGTGTTACACCATTTGAACATTCATTCCTATTCTGGTTGCTCACAGTGATGTTGTTTGAAGCGTGGGACCAAGTAAAGGAAATGGAGGGGAAAAAAGATGTTTAAACGTAAAAAGAAAAGTGGACGAGTAACAATTGAAATAACAAACATGAATGATATGAAACAACTTGTATCTGAAGCACAGTCATTAATGTATCAACTAGAGAATGAATTGAACTTTTACAAAGAACACAAGAATAAGCTTCAAAGTCTTACTACAAGGTTAGATAGCAAAGTAAAAGAAATTAATAAATTCAAAATTAAAACTAAAACTAAGTTTGACGAAAATAAATAAAACTCCAACTGTTTGCAGACAGAAGGAGTTCGCACAAATTAAAAATTAACTTACCAAAATTATACAACTAATCAGAAAGGATGACAAGTATGCACGATACACATCCAATGAATATTTTACACCAAATCAATAATGAGATATTCCAATATCTACACCTTAACGGTATCACGTTCGATTACAAAATCGAGAATTACTACGGCGATATGACACTTAAATACTCGATAGATTTCTTGAACGGTACAGAACGAGGTCAAATCATGTTGGACAAAGAAGGTAAAAGAGAATTCAAAAACAGAATGAATTACTGTTTCATGCAAGAGCCTGAAAGATATGACAGACCAACTAATGTGAAGGTTACAGTCTAATGGGTCCAGAGAAAAAAGTAGAACAAGCCATTATCAAATGGTTAGAGTCATACAACGGTAAAGACGGACCGCCATATCACACAGTGGTTTATAAGATACATGGTGGTAGTCAATTTCAAAAGTCTGGCATACCTGATATCCTATGTAGTTATTTTGGTCACTTCGTAGCAATTGAAGTTAAAAGACCAGACGGTAAAGGTGAATTAAGCACAAATCAAATTATCAACTTAATAAAAATAAACATGTCTGGAGGTATAGGTATTGTCGCAAAGTCACTCGATGAAGTTAAACAAAGACTTAGTGAGCATGGTATCTACAAACCTAATCCTGAAACCTACGCAAGTAGAAGTACTCAGAGGGTTACCGAAGAATGCATTAATGGCTTTAGGGACATCTAGTGGAAAGACATTAGTTTCACTCCATCACTATTTAAAGTACAACGAAGGCGAAAAATTATTGATCGTTGCACCACCTGCCAAGATTTTAGAAGGTGGATGGTCACACGAAATTGAGTTCGTGAATACGAGATACAACATTGATATACCATACGAGATGTTGAGTTACGGAAAGTTGCGACAAAAGGACGTATGGAAACAGTACAAAGGTTACTACGTCATATTTGATGAATGTCAGGGCATCAAAAACCCTACCAGTAATCAAGGTAAATATGCTCGTAAATTAATTGATGTCAGTACAGGTTGGTGCATGTTATCGGCAACTCCAGCAAGTAATGGTTGGGGTGATTGTATCAACTATTTCATCATCAACGGTTACGTCAAAAACAAAACACAATTTGAACGCGAGTTTGCAGTTAAAGAAATGAAACAACGTAAAGACGGTAAACAGTATCCAGTCATAACAGGATATATCAATGAACATACTTTAAAGAAATGGTTTGACTCATTCAGCGTTAGTAGAGATACAGATTATTTTCACGATTTACCTGAAATGCAGTTTCAAGAAATCAAGCTACCTAAGTCTACAGAATATAAAAAAATATTAAAAGATAGAGCATTAATCGATTTAGATACACAGACCATTATTCAATACGATACACAGCCTAGATTGCAAGCAGGTCTTAGATACTACGGTAATCAACAAGCAAAGTTAAATTGGCTTGAAATGTTACTGGACGGTACGAAAGAGAATGTATTGATTTTCTACCACTTCACAAAAGAGAAAGATGAAATGGTCAAGTTAGCAGAGAAATTAGGCAAGACCGTATTCGAAGTAAGTGGTCAACAGAAGGTACTACCGAATAAGAAAGATTGGGATACTTTACAAAACAGTGTAACCATTGTCCAATATCAAGCTGGTGGAGCAGGTATTGAATTACAGTACAACTCACTTTGTGTGATGTATACACCAACTTACAGTTACCAAGATTACACACAAGCACTCGGAAGAGCGCAACGTGTAGGCATGAAAAAACGTTTAACTGTATATGAGTTAAAAGTTAAAGGCACGATTGATATGAAAGTCTATCAAGCATTGAAAAATAAAAAAGATTTCACTGATGAATTGTTCAGTGAGTATATGGAGGGCGAATAGATGTCTACATTATTTAATCTATCAGATCAATACAAACAAGTATTAGAACTCATTCAAGAGAATGGCAAAGAACAAGTATTAACAGACACTTTAGAATCAATTAACGATTCAATCGAAGCAAAAGCAGACGGTTATATCGCAGTATCTAAAACATTAGAGGCAGAAAATGACGCAATTGATGTTGAAATCAAAAGATTACAAGAACGCAAGAAAATTAATCAAAACGGTATAGAACGTTTGAAAACTATTTTACTAGAAGCAATGGAGTTCACAGGTAAAACCAAATTTAAAACTGAATTACACAACTACAGTATTAGAAACAACGCTCCATCATTACAAATTAATGATGATACTAAAATTCCTAAACAATTTTATTTAGAGCAACAACCAAAATTAGATAAAAGAGAATTACTTAAATTTGTGAAAGAGAATGGTGAATTTGACGGAGTAGAACTAAAACGTAGCAAGTCACTGGGGGTTAGATAAACATGAGTGACATTCTAAGTAAGTTACGCATACAAGATATATCAAAACGTAATAGTGATAAGTTTTACAAATTCGTTGTATATGGTCGTTTTGGTACTGGTAAAACAACAGCGCTAACAAGAGAGAACAACGCTTTAATTCTAGATATAAACGAAGATGGTACGACAGTAACAGAAGACGGTGCAGTAGTAGAAATTAAAAACTTCGAACATTTACAGTACGTCATCACAAACTTACCACAAGTATTACAAGCCTTACGTGAACAAGGTAAGCAAATTGACATAGTGGTTATTGAAACGCTTCAAAAGTTACGTGATATCACTATGGACGACATCATGAAAGGTAAATCTAGTAAACCTACTTTTAATGACTGGGGCGCAGCGGCTACACGAATAGTCAGTATGTATAGATTAATCGGTAAATTACAACAGGAACATAAATTCCACTTTGCAGTAACAGGTCATGAAGCAATGAACAAAGAAAAAGATACAGACGGTGCAACACTTAATCCAACTGTAACCATTGAAGCACAAGAACAAATTAAAAAAGCAGTGGTTAGCCAGTCAGATGTACTCGCAAGAACGTTAATTGAAGTTACTGATCAAGAAGGTAAAAAAGATTTCAAATATATCTTCTCAGTTGAACCATCAGACTTATTTGAAACAAAAGTAAGACATTCACCAAGCGTGACGATAAGTAATAAGAGATTTGAAAATGCAACGTTAAGCACAATCGTAGATGCAATTAGAAACGGAAACTAAAAATAAATTAAAAGGATGATTATATTATGAAAATGACAATCGATTTTACAAACGCAAAAGAGCAAGGAAACTTCTTACCAGCAGGTAAACACACAGTGAAAATTAAAAATATTGAAGGTAAAGAAACACAAAACGGACATCCACAATTAATTATTACATTTGTAGATGCGAATGGTAGAGAGTTCACACATTACCAATTAGCCAACTTTGAACATGACTGGGTTAAGAACTGGTTCTATAACTTCACTAAAAACGCAGGTCTACCAGTTAAGAAAGAAAACTTCTCATTCGATACAAATGATTTAGTAGGTAAACCAATCTTTGTTGATGTTCAACGTGAATACAACGATTACAGCGACAAGTACGTGAACAGATTGAAATACACTGCTAAATATGAAAAGGACAAAGCAGACCAATGGAACGAAGAATATCCAATCAGTGAAGAAGAAAAACTGTTTAAAGCGAAACAAAACGGTGGAAGTGAGCAAAACTCCGGTAACAATGGTAACCCATTTGCTAATGCTGATGGACCAATTGATATCAGTGATGATGATTTGCCTTTCTAAGTTAAATACAAGCGCTAGCAATATATAAGTCTAGCGCTATCTTTATATCAAAAATGAGGAGTGATCACATGCAAGAACCACAAAGATTAGTTGTAGCGAAAGTCACTGCAGAGTTAAGAGTCGAAATATACGCACGAGGTAGAACTAAAGAAGAAGCAGAAGAATACGTCAGAAATTTAGCAGAACAAAAGTCACCAGACTTAATAGATGGAAAAATAAAAGAACTTGAACCAGAAATATTATGGGTTGATTAAGGAGGAATATAGTTATGGTTAAATACGCACCAAAAATTGAAAGAATATCTAAATATACCAAAGATGACATAGCAGAGGCAAAAGCTAATGGTGTATCATACAGCGCATTTTTAGGACGAATCAATAGAGGTTGGTCAGTATCGCAGGCAGTCAATACGCCAACAAATAAACGTCAGTTATTTACAACTGAAGAACTAAACATTATGAAAAAGAACGGTGTAACCAAGAAGATGTTTCATTTGAGAATTAGTAGAGGTTATCCAAGAGAAGTTGCTTTATCTCATCCACCTAACAAACACTTTGTTGGTATGGAAAGAACTGCTTATAAAAAAACAGTGGCGCTTAATTTTAAAGAAAGAGTTTATAAGAATGATAAACCCAAACCATGGTTAGAAAAATACCCACAAAAAACTGTACGCGGAGAATATTGTAAGCATTTGTGGGAGAACGATATATTCCCTAAGAGAAAGGTTGAGTAGATATGAAGTTTAAAGCAGGCGATAGAGTGCATGTTGCTAAAATTTACTATAAAAATGTAGATTTTTACGCTACCTTATACAAAATTTCGGATGAACTTTGGAGTTCGGAATATTTTAGAATCGCTAATTGTAGCAATAAAGCATATGAAAATTGCAGTATATGTAAACCTAGTACAGGAAGATATGGTTTAAATGGAGGAACCTACTACACCCTAGCAACAGATGAAGAAGATACAGAGGAACCAGTGATTCAGCGTATTAATGATATGTATAACAGTGTGCCAACTCATTATAAAGCTGATATAGATATGATTGAGTTTTGTAGACAGCATTTCACTGATGAAGAATTTAAAGGCGCTATGAAATTTAATCTTATCAAATATCCAACACGTTTAGGACGTAAAGACGACATGGTTAAAGAATTAGATAAAATTATTGATTACGCACAACGATATAAAGAGGTGTTGGAGAATGAGCTTACTCAATAAATATGATCTATACAATTCAGAAGGCAAAAAGATGTTTACCGTGATACCTGGTAAAGAAATCAACACTTTACTAGGTATGCCGCACACACCTTTTGTAAGACAGGAACATAAGCTAACTGATAGTGAGTTAAGACAGTTTAAAGCAGCACATGATTTGAAGTTAGAAAAAGAACTAGGAATGCAAATGAGTATATTCGATATAAAGGAGTGATGCTAAATGTTAATTTGCTACAAAACGTTCATCACTGAAGACGGGAAAATCAAAAAATATTCAACGGGACAAGTAATTCTTGAAGACATGAATATAACTTATCAAGAAATTTTGGAATATTTAAGTAAGGCAGATAGAGTAGAAAAATTTATCTACGGTATTAAATTATATTTCGATGATAAAGAAAAATACTCAATAACGATCAAATCGCTTTATAACGTTACGACCAAGAAACGAGAAAGCGCACAAGAATATATAAATAGGCTATTTAACATTAATAGTCAACTTACATTATTTCAGGAGGACTAAAACATGCCAACAATAAAAACAAAGAAAGAAATGAATTTACCAGAGTTAATTGAGTGGGTGTTTAGCAAAAGGAATCTTGATGATGAAATATTTTTAAGCAACAAACATAATAGTGTACATGTGACAGATGACGGTATTTTAGAATTCTTCGGAACATTTTATAACGACACTTTCACAGTAGAGATTGAAGAAGAAATCACAGAGGATACAGTAATACCTAAGCTATTAGAAATAGATGAAGATGGCGTGGGATTTGAATGGACTTACAAGTCTATCAATGAGGTAAAAGACTACCAAACAAAAACTATACACGCAATTATTTATGGAAAATTTAAATTAGTATGGGAAAAATATAAAGGGCTGGTGGAGTAAATGCCAACAATAAAATACACACGAGAAGATATAACTAAGTTAGAGAATGAACGAGATCAGTTTCAACTAGAAAGGGACTCACTTATCAAAGATGTGGAGAAGTTGAGGGGAGAACTTAGAATGCATATTCAGTGTAATGATGAGTTAGGTCGAGTTAATAAATTAAAAGACAAAACTATAAGTGAACTACGAGTAATTAGCAACAATTACACCAACCTAACTGAACACATCAGACTCAAAGCGCTGCATAACCCTAGTGTAAGTAGATATAAAGATTTGATGCACTTTATAGATGAGTTAGAGGCTGAATAAATGATTAATAAATATAAAGTGTATTTTAAAGCATACTCTATATTTCATGGAAAAACTATGGCAATTAGATACCAAACAACTGTTCAAGCTATTAATGAATTAAGTGCTAGAGATAAAGCGATTGAAAAATTCAATAAATCACATTATAGCAACTTACCATTTGAAGTGGTGGATATACAGGAGGTTGATTAGAATGGCTAAAGTGAATTATGAAAAAGAATGGCAAAAATTAAAACAATGGGTAATCACTGATTATATAACGCTTAGTCGTGAAGAAGAAAATGTTGACAATATAGAAACTTTAGCAGGAGAAATATTACGACTTAGAAAAGTAGGGGAACAAATGGATTGGCGTGATGATACATGTGAATTTAGCAATTTACTCGATGACATGAATAGGGAGCGTGAGTGAATTGGGATATGAGTATGAACATGATGTAGTAAGTGAATTAGAACAGTTTGGTATCGAGTATCAAAGTAACGCGCATTATGAAATGGCAGACGAAGTTAGGAATGTATACGCTAAAGCTAGAGCATGGGATAACTATTTAGCAGACGTAGAGAATAGTGTTCGTGAGGTTACGGGTAACGAAGATGAGGTTAAATGGCACGTAGATTACGTAATAAACGAATATATGGAGGACAAATAAATGAACAACCTGAACATCAAATTATTATCAAGCAATGCAACAACACCAACTAGAGCATATGGTGTGAGTGCAGGACTTGATATATACGCAGCAGAAACAGTTGTGATTGAACCACAAGAAAAGATATTACTTGCTACAGACATAGCAGTAGACATTCCAGAGGGTTATGTAGGGCTATTGACCAGTCGAAGTGGTGTAAGTAGCAAGACACATTTAGTCGTTGAAACAGGCAAGATAGATGCTGGATATAACGGACATGTGAGAGTGAATATTAAGAATGACGAACAATTTTTTATAACGACAAATATTCAGGACTTTAATACAAGTGGAGAAATGACGTATCAAGTGATTAACGATGAAACAGTTAAGCCGTTTGAATTTAATAATCGTTACCAAATCAACAAAGGCGACAAAATAGCACAGTTGGTTATCGTACCAATCGTAACACCAGAAGTAAGTATTGTAGAGGAGTTTGAAAGTGAAAGCGAAAGAGGAACAAACGGTTTTGGATCAAGTGGATATTAAGGGTGGCGAAAGTCACCCAGATATTTTAGATAAGGTACGTGAAATATTGAATAGGGAGTGAGTAGGTATGGAACATTATTATACTAAGAATTTTAAAAGAATTCATGAACGTGTAGCTAATGCTAGGGCTTATGTACAAGATAAACTTGAACATGCAAAATATGACGAAGCAGATATTAATTTCATAAAACAATTAGAGGCTGAATATTACGCATTAGAAGTAATATGGGTCAATATGAATGAAATTGAAACAAATAGACCAAGATAAGGTGTGATTATTTATGTCAGATAGCAACAATGAAGACTTCGAACTATTTTTGCACTTAGACCCAGAAGAAACAACGTTGGAAGAAATAGAACATACGCCAGAGAGTTTTATTGATAGTGAGGTTTCTAAAGAGGAAGGATTGGAATTATTAAAAGCTTTGCAAGAATTTGATGAGAGATACGATGTAAATAACCCACACTTACTAGGGGAGGACTAACTTATGTTAATAGAACTTACAAGCAAATCTAGGAATTATTATCAACTACATTGGATGGCTAGTATAGGGGATTTTTTAAGACATTTACAAGATACGCAAGAAGAATATATCAAAGTAATTGATATCGATAATAGAAAATCATTACTAAAAATCAGTGAGATTGAATCCATCAGCATTATCAAGGAGGACTAACTTATGAATGAAATGAAAAGAAAATCAAACAATTCATATTACTTAAAAAGATTGGAAAGTTATATTGATTCAATCGACTGTAAGGAGGATACACAATGAAAACACTAATCACATTATTACTAAGCACACTTGCATTATTCATATACGTTAAGCGTTCATATAAGTACGCTAGCGTGCAAGACACAGTTGAACCACCAATTGATTATGAAGAAACACAAGCATATAAAGACAATGAAGTTTGGTTCACGGGAATGGGGCGATGTTAATGATAATTGCAGCGACAATATTTGTAGTAATTGTATTAGCACTAATTATTATGGCAGTAATGGAGGAGTAAGAAATGGAAATGATAATAGCTTATATTGTAGCAATGATGATTGTAATGATGATTTCTTATGATATCAAATTCATAAATAGAGAAACAAAAATAATATTAATTTTTATAGGTATGGGAACTATATTTGCAATAGGTAAGAAATTAGATGATTATGCACCAGTGGCAATAGTTTTATGCTTTGTAATCGCACAAGTTATTGATTTAAAAAGAAAAATTAATAAGAAATGACATAGGAAATAAAATTAGTAAAGTAATCTTGAAGGTGGAGGAATAATAAAATGAGTAAATTATACATGTTCAGCACGACACACTGTTCGAAGTGTCCAGAAGTGAAGAAAGCATTAAGTGAGAAAGATGTGGAGGTAACATATGTTGATCCAGAAGAAACACCAGAGTTGGCTATGAAGTACATGATTATGAGCGTGCCTACAATCGTTGATGATAGAGAACATGCAGAAGATAAGTATTGGGGACAGGAACAGTGCTTAGCGTTTGTTAATACTTTATAGGGAGTGATAGTAAATGATATTACCAATCATAGCTTTAGTTTCATCTGTGCTTTGTTTGATATCTAGCGTTATCGTATATAAATTAAATAAATCAAGATTGCCATATGATATTGCATCTGAAAGATATGTGAACGCAAGCGTAGAATTGTTAGAAAATAAAGTACAACCATTAATAGATAAGCACAATGAAGAACAAGAACAGGAAGAAAGTAAAACACGTAAAGCACATTGGAAATCGTTTAATAAATGGAAAATGCAAAAAGAAATGATGAATCAAGATGCAGGAGATAAACCAATATGTGGTGCTTGCTATAACGATAGTTTGGAATTTGTAATTAATTATAAGTTTAAAGAAGATATGCCTTATTTTAAAACTAATGGAGGCATTGGGTACTTAGACGTAAAAGAAGATTATCCATTATCAGCAGAACAGAAATGTACCGCATGTGGACATGTAGCTGATAAGTGGGAGTATGAGGAGTGATATCACATGACTTTTTACTTAGATAAAGATAATAAAACATTATTTATTAAATTAAATAACAAGACCAATGCACAAGAATATAATAATTTAGTTGAAAAAATTGCAAATCACGAATTGCCATATACAATCATTATTTTAGACCATGATGATGAATTAGTAATTATATAGAAGAAACACGTCACATATTATAGTCACGTTTACACGTCACAACAATTTCAAAGGAGTTAATTAATATGATCAACCTACAAAATGACATCACACTTAAACATAACGTAGATATTACAATCACATACTTCGAGGACTTATACAAAGTGGATAAGCCACAACTTGTCACAACATCATACCAAGATTTTATCAGAGTACTATCTCAACCGAAAACTTTCGCATCAAAGGCAAGTGCTGGTGGTTTTGTAGGTGGTCCTGTTATAAACAGAAGGGAAAATGAGAACGTCCAGAATAGAACCCTTTTAACTTTTGATTTAGACGACTGTCCACCTCACTTTGATTTGTATCAACACATGATAGACCATTTCGGTGTCGCGTTTGTCATGTACTCAAGTCATAGACATACAGACCAAGCACCTAAATATAGACTTATCATACCTGTAACGGAACCAATACCTGCCGAGAAGTACAGGCCATTGCAAGAGAAGTTAATCACTGTGATTGGCTTTAAAAACAAAACGTACACAGACAATCCAGAAGATGAAGATGTGTTAGTCGATAATGCCTCAACTGTGTTATCACAACATATGCATATGCCAACTGTACCAGATGACGGCAGCACTTATGTGTTTAAGTACCATGATGCAAAAATACTAGATACGAACGTTGTACTTAAGTACGTGAACGATGTACCTAAAAAGCGTGGCAACTATACACCAAATGATACGAACCACTGGATAAGATTACTTGATGGTGTAGGAGACGGGGAACGGAACACAACAGCTACATCATTATGCGGTCATTTGCTAAGAAGATACATTGATCCAGAACTTGTTTATAGTATTTTACTGATGTGGAATGAACGGAACAATCCACCTTTAGAAGAAAAAGAATTAAATAGAACATTTGACAGTATTATGAAAAAAGAAATCAGACGTAGAGAGCAACAATACAACTAATGGAAGGAGGACATAGCGTGACAATAGACCATACACTTATGGAGAAACTAAAAAACAATGCAATAGAAGAAAACATCAATTCATTTTTTGAAGATAAAAAATTCGCACACCATAAGTTTTCAAAATATATCACAAAGAAATACCATATCATCACGTTAGATAACACCTTACACATTTACCACGATGGTATTTATATACACGATGAACTGAAGATTAAGCAACATATTATCAATGAAATACCAACACTTAAACAAACACAGATAAGGGAAACGTTAGAGTACATTAGATTAATTGCACCCGTTAAAGACCATGCTTCACCTTTTTTTATACCTGTATTAAATGGTGTTTATGATTTTAACAGCCATACTTTAGTAGCACACTCACCAGATATAGTCGTTACAGCTAAGTTCAACGCATCATATGAGCCTAAAATTACTTCAGATATCGTAGACCAAGCACTATTAACCATTGCAGATGATGATTTAGAAATTGTTCAACTGTTTACAGAGATATTCGGTTATCTGTTATTTAAACAAAACTTCTTAGACAAGTCATTCCTTTTAGTTGGTAATGGTGGTAACGGTAAATCAACATTACTAAATATGATGGCTAACTTTGTAGGAGAAGAAAACGTATCAAGTGTGAGTTTACCAGGATTGTCAGAACGATTTAACTTAGCAGAGTTACACAATAAGTTATTAAACGCAGGCGATGATATACCTATACAATCTATTAAAGATGCATCTAACTTTAAGAAACTATCAACAGGGGAACGTATTACAGCAGAACGTAAAGGTCAAGACCCATTCCAGTTCCGTAACTATGCCAAACTTGTGTTCAGTGCTAATGCCATACCTAGATGGTTTGAGAATAGTAACGGCATATTCGATAGATTGGTTTTAGTACCATTGAACGCACAGTTAAGGAATAACCCTAAACGCGACCCATTCTTAGAAAAGAAAGTTACTACTGATGAAGCAAGAAGTCATTTATTAAATTTAGCCATTAATGCATTAGGTCAACTTTTACACAGACGTAAGTTTACAATACCAACAGTATCTAGTCAGAAGATGGAAGAATTTAAAGAGGATAATGATCCAATGATTAGTTTTATGAGTGACGTTGAGATAGAAGGACGAACAACTGCAGAAGTATATCAAGACTACCAACAGTGGTGTGAAATAGAAGGGTTTAAATATCCTTTAACGCGTAGACAATTTACAACAACGTTACAAAGTAATGGGTTTGATGTTAAGAGAATTAGGCATGATGACTTTAAAAACCCGCAAAGAACGTTTACAAAAATGTAAAGTGTGCCACATCTCTTGTTTTGTGCCACATCTTGTGCCACATCTTTTAGAGAAGTGACAACACTTAAATCGCTCAACCGTGCGGTTTTGAATACTACTGTGTCACTTGTGCCACTTCTTTTTACTTCTATAGTAAATAAATATATAAATAAAATATATAAGAACAAGTGCAAATGATGTGACACATGTGGCACAGCACCTTATGAATAGCTTAGGTACAATGTTTTACTGTTGCCACATCTCATTTCAAAGTGGCACAGAAGTGACACAAGAAGTGACACAAAATAATAAGGAGTGTTAATAACATGTGGATAATCATATCAATCATACTAGCCATTAACTCTATGTGGCTGTTGAAACTAAATAAAGACTTGATAGATAGGAACAATGAACTGATAGCAAGGAATATAGTAAATAGTTTAGAAAATAAAGATATAGAGATACCTATTAAACCATTAACAGATAAGCAGAGAGAAATGATTGATAGATGGTTAAATGATAATAAGGAGGACTGATTGATGTACACACCATCAGAAGTAAGACAAATAATATCAGATTATAAATGGATGAAGAATATTATAGATTCACAGGTATATGAATGTGACAGCACAAGTATTGGTCAGTATGGTATAGAGTCATCAATGCCAAAAGCACAGGGAACTACTGGAGATAAAGTATTGGTGAGAGTGCTACGAAATGATAAAGATTATCGCAAGACACAATCACTGTTAGATAAGATTAACTTCATTGATAATAACGAAGATCATATCACGAACGAAAAGAACTATCACATATTGCAGTTACTCAAGCAAGGGGAAAAGCATAATAGAATAATGGTCATCATGAATGTAAGAAGTAAGGAGAACTTTTATAGCAGGATAGATGATATCGTTCAAAGTATTACTCACGCACAAACGAACCAAACGAACGAATCGAACCAAACGAACGATGTTAAACATATTAATTAATAACAGATATAATATCATTATAGGAAAGGTTATAGATAACAATTAACCATACTCAATCATCTCCTTTATATACAAGTAATCTAATATCTATAATCAATCGACGGACTGTACTCAAATGAGTATGGTCCTTTTGTTTTGCTTACTTAAGCTGAAAGGTATGTGATCCGTTATGTATATAACATATCTGGACTAACGAGCCTAACTCGTAAGGAGTAGAAGACAATGAAGGTAACAGTAGTATATGGTCCACCAATGAGTGGTAAGACAACGTATGTGAATGAACGTATGACTGATGATGATATGGTATTTGACTATGACGCATTGATACAAGCAATGACTAATAGTAACTATCAAGCGTTTAATAAGAACGCACATGACATGGTAATGAATACTAGGAAGTCAATGATTGAATACTCAAAGCAGAAGATGTCAGGAACAATGTACATCATTACAACATATATGAGTGGTAGCATCATGAAAGAGTTAGAAGGTATTAACAATGTTGACTATCATATGATGACGACAGCTTATGAAGTATGTATGCAAAGAGTAGAAGAATCAGATAGACCAGACAAACAAGATGTAATAGATGTGGTTAAGTCATGGTTCAATAAACATCGTAAGGATCTTAATCTATTTCAAGATGACTACAGTATCAAAGCTAATCGCTTAAAGTTCTATCGTACTAAAGCATGGCGTATGAAACGTAAAGAGATACTCGAACGTGATGGATATGAATGTGTTCATTGTAAAGCGAATGGTCAATTTACGATTTATGAACAAAGAGAAGATGGCAAGAAGTTATTAGAGATAGATCATATTAAAGAATTAGAAACACATCCACATTTGAAACTAGATAATAATAATCTACAAACATTATGTGTTGATTGCCATAACAAAAAGCATAATCGTTTTCAAAGTAAAAAGAATGAATGGTATATGAATGATGAGCGGTGGTAAAAATATTTTTTATAAAAATAAAATATAAATTACAAAAATTATTATACCCCCGCCTAAAAAATTTTTATGAAATTTTATTCGACGGAAAACGGTGAATGGGTGTTCCGTGGCAACAAACCGATATAAATATTATACGTTAGGGGGGTATATATGGAAAACGAGCAAAAGATTAGAGACTATCTACTGACACAGATTGAGGAAGATAACCCTGTGCAACTTGAAAAAGTTGAAAGGTATATCAATCTACTTAAAATATTTTACAAGCTAGACAAGAACATTGAAGAACATGGCACGATGGTTGAAACCATAAACGCCTCCCAAACGTTCTTAAAGGCAAACCCAGCAGTAGCAGAAAAGAATAAAATTAGTACATCGTTATTAGCGATTGAAAAATCGTTTGGCTTTGGTAAAGCAGAAATGGTTGAGGAGATAAAAAGTCCTCGTGATTTATTGTGATCACTAATCAATATGTTAATGACTATATCAACATGTGGAAGAATGGAAAAATAATACTAAATGAAGATCGTATCTTATTGATTGAGTTTATTGAGAAACAAATACTCACTGATGATAGATTGTACTTCGATGAACAAATGATTAATAATGCGATTGCTTATACAGAAAAGTATTTCTTCCCACTCCAACCATTTCAGAAGTTCTTGATTGCATTTGTATTCTTATACATCAAGTTTTATGACGAAGATTTACAAGAGGAATATGTTGAACCGTTATTTACCGAACACTTTTGGACGCTTGGTCGTGGTGGTGGTAAGAATGGTTTAATCAGTGCAATTAGCAACTTCATGCTAACTAAATATCATGGTATTAAGAAGTATGACATCACGATTGTAGCAAACAGCGAATCGCAAGCAAAAACGTCCTTCAACGAAGTATATGACATGGTAGAAGAAAATGAATTATTTAAAACTAAATTCACACCAGACGCACCTTTCTACTTATCTAAAACAGAAATAAAAGATTTAACAACTAAATCAAGACTGACTTACAGCACATCAAATGTAAAGACTAAAGATGGTGGTCGTGAGGGTTGTGTAATTTTTGATGAGGTTCACATTTACGAGGACGCAAGTATGGTTAACGTAAAACGTGGTGGACTTGGTAAGGTATTGTGGGGTAGAACATTCTACATTGGTACTGACGGGACAACACGTGGCGGCTTTATGGACGCATTAAAAGAACGTGCTAACAACATACTCAATAATGAAAACAAAAATGAGTTAATTAGATTTTTCCCGTTCATGTGTCGTGTTGATGAAGTTAAAGAGATTGACGATATAGATATGTGGCAAAAAGCTAACCCAATGTTTCATAAACCACTATCTCGTTACGCTAGGACTTTAATCAGTGAAGTCAAAAAAGAATATGATCAATTGCCAGAAAACCCATCAAACAGAGAAGAATTTGTAACAAAACGTATGAACTACCCAGAAGTCGATTTACAAAAATCTGTTTGTACTGTGGAAGAATTAGAAGCAACTAACAGACCAATTCCAGATGTTACACGTATGCCTGGTGTGTTTGCAATTGATTACGCAAGTGTAAGAGACTTTGCTGCATGTGGCATTTTATTTAAGGACAACGAAACGAATGAATATATATGGAAAACACATTCATTTGCACTTGAAGAATATTTGAGTACAACAAAACTTAAAGCACCAATATATGAATGGGCCGAACAAGGACATTTAACAATATTAGATGGTCCAACGATTAACCCTAATATCGTGGTTAACTGGTTTGTACAAATGCGTGAGATATACGGTATTAACTTAATCGTAGCAGATAACTACAAAATGGAGTTTCTAAGACCATTATTTGAAGCGGAAGGCTTTGATATAGAGATAATCAGACGTCCTAGATCGATACATGGTTTATTAGCACCTAGAATTGAAGATGCGTTTGCGAATAACCGTATTATCTATGGCGATAACCCGCTAATGCGTTGGTATACGTGGAACGTGTTAGTACAAATCAAACCGGATGGGTTAAAAGAATATGTTAAGAAAGACCAACATAAACGTAAAACAGATGGCTTTATGGCGTTTGTGAACGCAATGTATAAGGCTGCTGAAGTATTAGAAATAGACTATGGCGATTTTATGCTAGATGAAATTGTCTTTTAGTGACTAGGAGGAGGTGGGAAAGAAAATATGGGCTTTTTAGACACAGTGTTTAATAGAAATAAGATGTTGCAATGGTCATACGATATAGATTTAGTAGAAGACAATATCGACAGAGTTTATTTGAAAAAGTTAGCAATACAAATATGTATCAACAAAATCGCAAATACAATTAGTCAAAGCAGATTCGAGGTTAAATCAACTGATACTAAGTTGAAAGATAATCTCGTTTTTTTGTTGAATCATCAAGCTAACAAGAATATGAATTCTGCAAAATTCTGGCAAACAATCGTCTATAAATTAATTTACGACAATGAAGTTTTAATCATTAAAACAGATGATGATGAATTTATTATTGCTGATGACTTTGAACCTGTTGAATATGCAGTTTATGAAGATGTGTTCAAGCATGTCATTGTTAAAGATTATGAGTTCAACAGGACGTTTAAAATGAGTGAAGTTATTTACTTAGAATATTCGAATGAAGAAATGGCACACATTATAAATGGTTTGTTTGATGATTATGGTAGTTTATTCGGTCGTTTAATTGATTATCAAATGCACACTAATCAAATTAGGGCAACAATGCCAATTAAGATGATTGGTGGAAAAAACGAGGATCAAACAAAACGTGTTCAGAACTATGTTGATAAGTTAACAGCACAATTTAGGAATAACTCTTTAGCCATTGTACCGTTACAAGACGGAATGGACTATAAAGAACATTCGTCAAGTAGTGCAAAAACATCTACAGAAGATATTAACAAAGTGTTAGATGGTTACATTGAAAAAGTTGCGTCTGCATTGAATATTCCAATCGCTTTAATTAAAGGTGATATGGCAGACACGAAAGAGGCAACAAGAAACTTCATGAGATTTGGTATTAACCCAATACTTAAACAAATCGTTGATGAAATTAGTGTTAAATTTTTCGAAAAAGACGCCATTTTAAAAGGAGAAGGTGTAACCGTCCAACCGATGTCTACAGAATCTGTTTTCGAAAGAGCAGAAGCTATTGATAAGTTGGTCGCTAGTGGAACATTCACTCGTAATGAAATAAGAGTGAAACTCGGCGAACAAAAAGCTGATGATCCAGAACTAGATAAATACCTCATAACGAAAAACTATCAAAGTGTAGATGCAGTGGAAGGTGGTGAGAACAAATAATGAAGGAACAATCAAGAATCTTAAATTTAAAACAAGATGGCAACAAAGGCTACATTGATATTTATGGTGCAATTGTCCCAGACTTTTGGCAATTCGGCGATGAAGATGCAGACGTAAGTGCTAATAGTTTTAAGAATCAAATTAATAAATTTGTGGACGTTGATGAAATTATTGTAAATATCAACTCACCAGGTGGCAGTGTTTTTGAAGGTGTTGCAATTTATAACATTCTTAAAAATCACAAAGCGCATATAACGGTCAATATTGATGGTTTAGCCGCGTCTATTGCTTCAGTCATAGCAATGGCAGGCGACACTGTTAAAATGCCTAAAAACGCTTTATTTATGGTGCATAACGCAATGGGTCAAACCTTTGGAAATCATCATGAAGTAAGGAAGTTTGCAGACGACTTAGAAAAGATTAACCAATCAGTTGTGAACAGTTACTTAATGAAAAACGAATCATTGGATAAAGCTAAAATTCAAGCATTACTTGATGCTGAAAGTTGGTTAGATGCTAATGATATGACTGAATTAGGTTTAATTGATGAAGTCGAAGAAGAAAAAGAATTAGTAGCATGTAGTGATTTAGAAATGTTGAAAGAATATTCTAAAACACCTGCACAAGTTACGAATATGGTTGAAACACCTCAAAACACTCAAGACAATACGGACAAACAATCATATGAAGCATTAAAACAAAAATATGATGAATTATTAGCAGAAACACAAAATAAAAAACCTAAACCAATTAGGTATTTATAGGAGGAATAATATTATGGCAATTCAGTTTAAAGGATCATTGAATGAAAAAGTAGAAAATTTACGTAACGAATATTTAGCAGCTGCTCGTGAGGGTGCAGATACAGAAGTAGTAGAAAAAAAACAAGGTGAATACATGGCTGCGTATTCAGAGGCATTAAAAGCAGAAATTATCGACATGGCTAAGAAAGAGTCAGCAGACGCTAACAACGATTTAAACGTTAAATTAGCACGTGGTAACAACGTATTAACTGCTAAAGAACGTCAATTCTTCACTAACTTAGTAGAAGATGATGCAGACTACGACGGTTACAAAAAGAAAGAATTATTACCAGAAACAACTGTTGAACGTGTATTTGAAGATATGCAAGCAGAAAGACCATTATTATCAAAAATTAACTTCAACATTAGTGGTATTAACACTCGTTTAATCTTAGCTGATCCAGATGGTCAAGCAGTTTGGGGAGAAATCTTCGGTAAGATTCAAGGACAAATCTCAGCTAACTTCCGTGAAGTTAACTTCTCACAAAACAAATTAACTGCGTTTGCAATCGTACCAAAAGACTTAAAACAATTTGGTCCTGAATGGGTTGAACGTTTTGTACGTTTACAATTAGCTGAAGCGATTGGTCTTAAAATCGAAGAAGGCGTTGTAAAAGGTGGAGGTTCTGCAGTGAACCAACCAGTTGGTTTAACTAAAGACCTTACTAAAGATGGTGAAGGTAATATCACAGGCGTTTCTGATAAAGCATCTAAAGGTTCATTGACTTTCAAAGACGCTCAAACAACTGCACGTGAGTTAGCAAATGTAATGACATTCCACTCAACAAAAGAAAATGGTAAAAACGTAAACGTTGCGGGTCAAGTTACGTTAGTAGTTAACCCTGCTGACCAATTCTTAGTACAAGCACAACACACTATCCAAACACAAAACGGCGCTTGGGTTACTTCATTACCATACAACATTGATGTTGTAGCGTCTGAATTTGTAGATGCAAACAAAGTAATCTCTGTTGTCGGTTCACGTTATGTAGCAGTACACACTGGTAACGTTGAAATCAAATCATACGACCAAACATTAGCATTAGAAGATTGCGATGTTTACATTTCTAAACACTTCGCACATGGTATGCCAGAAGATAACAAAGTATCTGCAATCTATGATTTAGCAATTGGTGAAACTACTACTGATGATGGTGCAGGTGCTTAATTCGGAGGTGTTAAATTATGATCTCCAACGAAATTCTAGAAGTCTTTAAAAGCAGACTAAGAATTACACATAGTTCAGAAGACAAAATGATCACATCACTATTGGAACAGTCTTATGCTGATATTCAATATAAATGTGGTCATTTTAATTTGGAAGAAAATATTAGAGGCAAAGAACTTGTGCTTGAAAGAACACGCTATTTATATCATGACGCAGTTGAATACTTTGAAGAACGATTTGTTAATCAAATTCATTCTTTAGGTATTGAATTAAGCGTGAATGGAAGTGATGACAATGATACGTCACAACTTCAAGCATAAACGTGTTAACGCTGGTAGTCGTGATAAAATAGTCGAATTTTATAGATATACGAATGACGGACCAGAGGCAGGTAGCGGTGTAGAAACAAAAGTTTTTACTGCATATGCAAATGTCTACAGTTCATCTTCAAAAGATATAGAAATTGTTCAATCAACACGTTCTAACAACTTAATTACAATCAAGATTCTTGATACTAATGGCGAGTATATTCCATCAACGAACGAAAAATTTAAGATTTTACACCCTTTCTACGACAAAGGTTTTTACGAGATGAAAGATATCTCGTTAGACGAAGAAGAAAAGGAGTTAAAAATCGTTGGGGAGTTGAAGGAATGACGGTTAAACTACAAGGTTTAAAAGAGTTAGAATCAGAACTTGAACATAAATTAGGTCGTAAAGCCACTAATAAAATCATTGATACTGCATTAGTTGTAGGTGGTAACGCATTTATCGGTAAATTAAAGCGTGACATGGCTTCATTTGAAGATACGGGTGCAACGATAGACGAGGTCAAACTATCTAAGCCTGAATGGGTTAAAGGTGTGCGTACTGTTAAAGTACATTGGCGTGGTCCTAAACGTCGTTACAGTATTATCCATTTAAATGAGTTTGGTCACTATGACAGAGCTGGTAAATGGGTTAACCCTAAAGGTAAAGGTGTCATTGAAAATGCGTTAAGAGAGTTCAATGAAACATATACACGAACTGTCAAAATGTTATTGCAGAAGGAGTTGATGAAGTAATGGAAGTGTTACCAGACGTAACAATGGAAATATACGAAGCGCTCAAAAAAAATGAGTTCATAAAGAACAATGTAGCAATGAAAAATATTAAGTTTTTCGAATATCCAGAGGCACAAAGTATAGACGATACGTTCATTGTAATAGATCCATTAGATGAACCAACTCCGAAAGACTTTGCAGATAACGATAATTTAACGCACGAGTATTTTTACCAAATCGATGTTTTTGTTAAACACAAAACTGGTAGAAATGCTCGTTTTTTATGCACAAATTTAACACATGCAGTTGAAAGAACATTAAGACACGAACTTGGTTTCGGTCAAACGAGTTCTGCAAAACCAGAGTACAACAAAGATTTTAATTTTTATCGAGGTACAAGGCGTTTTGAAGGCAAAAAATACTACAAATTATAGGAGTGAAAATAAATGGCAGAAAAAAGTTATAACTCATTTACAGGGTTAACAGGTTTTTATTACAAAGTACATGGTGAAGAAGGCGTACAAGGTGGTACTGAACCAGAACGTATTAAATTCTTACAAGAAATTTCAGTATCTAAAGAGCAATCAATCGAAAAAGCATATGGTGACAACGTAGTAGCAGAAATGGCAGTAGCAAACGGTACTGTTGAAGTTGAATCTACATTCCACAAGTTACCTTTAGAAGATAGAGTTAAATTATTTGGTTTATCTCGTACAGAAGAAGGTATTGTTGGTGTTGGTAATGACACACCTCCATATGTAGCAGTTGTATTTGCTAAAACAATGGAATCAGGTGCAGTTGAATATGTTGGTTTACCAAAAGGTATCTTCACATTCCCAGAATTATCAGGACAAACTAAAGAGGATGGCGTTGAGTTCTCTCAAGACCAATCTACTGGTGAATTTATGCAAGCTGATGTTGAAGGTTTTGAATCACCACAAACAATGATTTTAGGTCATGACGAAAAAGGCTCAACAGTTATGCGTGACGCAATTTGGAATAAAGTATTTGGTACAACACACCCAGAGGCAGGAACACCTGAAGGCGCAGGTGCTTAATTATGGCTAAAAAGACTGTAAAGAAAGATAAATACGAAGTAGTTCATTACTTCGAAGATTTACAGGATAAAAGCAAGGCGTATAACGTAGGCGACACATTCCCGAAACCTGCCAACAAAAAAGTGAGTGAAGATCGCTTACGTGAATTATCTACAACAGATAACAAGCAAGGAAAAGTATTAATTAAGAAAATTGAAGATTAATTGAATAAGGGGGCGAAATGTCCCCTTTTTTATTTTGCAAAATAAAAAAACAAATTATGAAAGAGGTAATCAAACATGAAACGTAATTTTATCCATTTAATTAAAAAAGTAGACGAGAAAACAGGAGAAATCTTAGAAAAAGAAACATTTGTTACACCTGCATTTATTCCATTCACATTAGTTTATGAAGCGACTGATGTAATGGCTGGGTTAGATGATAAATCAGAAAAAGAAAGCATGGATATCATGCTAGATATGATAGTTAAAATCTATAACAATCAATTTGATGCCAAACAATTGAGTGATGGACTACATGCACCAGAAGCAGTAGAAACATTACAAAAACAAATTGAGTTCGTAGCAAGTGGCGCAATGGACGATAAGAGAAAAAAGGAATTAGCCAATCTGATTTAGATAACGTTGAAATTAAAACTTGGGAAGATCACAAGAATAACTTAAAAAAAGTTGTTAAGGATATGACGAAGAACGGTGATTTAACCATTAATGAAGTGTTAGATTTACCGTTCAACTTTGTCATGGACGAACTTTCACAAGAAACTAAATCAGTTAAAAAACAAGAGTCAATGATTTCTGCATTTACTTAATTATGTAAGTGTTAGATGCTTTCACTTAATTTGTAAAAGAAGGCAGGTGAGGAAATGGCAGAACGAATTAGAGGTTTACAAATTGATATTGGTCTTAATGATATGGGTATCAATCGTAAATTATCTGAAATCAAAAGGAGTTTTCGTACACTTAACACTGATTTGAAACTAAGTCGTAACAACTTCATTAATAGTGAAAAAAGTATGACTTCGTACAAGAATAGAGTACGTGAACTTGACGGTGCTTTGAATGTATCTAAGAAAAACTTAGATACTTTGAGAAAGCGATATCAAGAAGTAGCAAAAGAACAGGGACACAACAGTAAAACTGCTCAATCGCTACGTCAGGAAATTAACAGACAAGCTGATACTCAAAACTACTTACAAAAAGAACTAGGTCAAACTACCGAAGACTTCAAAGCGTTCCAAAAGGAAGCGAGAGAGGCACAAAGATTATCCAGTAGTGGTTGGGGCAAAGTAAGTAAAACATTTGAGTCAATGGGTCCTAAACTTACGAGTGCTGGTGACGCTATGAAAGGCGTAGGGCGTAACATGTCAATGTACGTGACTGCACCTATCGTTGGTGGTTTCGGTCTAGCTGTAAAAACTGCGGCAGACTTTGAAGGACAGATGTCACGAGTTGGTGCAATAGCTGAATCGAGTAAAGGTGAGCTGAAGGATATGAGTGACCAAGCAATTGATTTAGGTGCTAAAACAAGTAAGTCGGCTGCTGAAGTTGCACAAGGTATGGAAGAACTCGCAGCGCTAGGTTTTGACGCTCAACAAATAATGAAAGCTATGCCTTCTGTTATTTCTGCGTCTGAGGCAAGTGGTGCAGATATGGCGGAAACAGCTACTATCATGGCGTCATCTTTAAACGCATTTGGACTTGAGGCTAAAGACTCAGGTCACGTTGCCGATTTACTCGCAATGGCTGCTAACAAGTCGGCTGCTGATATTAGTTATATGGGCGATGCTTTGAAATACGCAGGACCTCCTGCTAAAGCCTTAAATGTATCGTTAGAAGATACTTCGGCAGCAATTGGTATCATGTCTGATAGCGGGCTTGAAGGTAGTCAAGCAGGTACTGCGCTACGTGCTTCATTTATCAGATTAGCAAACCCTACTAAAAAATCATCGAAAGCTATGGAAGAATTAGGTGTTAACCTTTCTGATAGTAAAGGTAATTTTGTAGGGATGCCTAAGTTAATCGAACAATTTAAAAATGGCATGAAAGGTATGTCTAGAGAACAGAAACTTGCTAATGTAGCACAAATTGTCGGAACTGAGGCAGCATCAGGTTTCTTAACGTTGATAGATGCTGGACCATCAAAAATTGATAAGTTTAGTAACTCGCTTAAAAATTCAGATGGTGCAAGTAAAAAAGCTGCCGATAGAATGAAAGATAACCTAAAAGGATCGCTTGAACAATTAAGTGGTGCTTTTGAGTCTGCTGGAATTATTATTGGTAACATCTTTTCTCCGATACTAAGAAAACTAGCTGATATGATAACCTGGCTAGTCGAAAAACTGAATAGCATGTCTAAAGGCATGCAAATAACAATGGTTGTGTTAGCCACATTAGCGGCAGCAATCGGTCCATTAATATTTGCTTTTGGTGCGTTTATAGCAGTAATAGGTAGTGCAATGACGACCTTATTACCATTAATTGTTGGTATCGGTAAAGCTGGAGGTATAATGGCGTTCTTGTCTGGCAAACTAGCCACAGCCATTAAGCTATTCCCTATGCTAGGTAGTGCAATAACTCTAGCCACAGGACCAGTTGGTTGGATAGCAGCCGCAATTGTAGCGTTAGGCGTTGCGTTTGTAGTTGCTTATAAGAAGTCAGAAACATTCCGTAATATCGTAAATAATGCTTTAAATGGCGTTAAACAAACGTTTGTTACGGTAGGTAATATCATTAAAGGTTTCTTCCAACTGTTCAAAGGTAACGGTCAAGATGGTGTTATCACACTAAGTAAGATATTACCACCTAACGTGGTAGTAGGACTTACGAACTTTGCAACAAAAGTTAAGACAATATTCTTCCAAGTAGTCACTGCTGTTAAAAACTTTGCTATTTCAATTGGATCACAAATTAGTGCGTTCTGGTCTAAGAATGGTGCTGAAATAACGCAAGCTGTCAAAAATATAGGCAATGTTATATCAACAGTCTTTAGATTTATTTGGTCATATGTAATCAAGCCAATTATGACATTGATATGGAACTTGATGAAATTGTTATGGCCAGCTATAAAAATGTTAGTCGTTTCTGTATGGAACAATATCAAAGGCGTTATACAAGGTGCTTTAAATATTATACTAGGCGTTGTTAAAGTATTCTCTGCTTTACTCACAGGTAACTGGAGAGGCGTATGGCAGGGCATTGTACAAATACTAAGAGGCGCAGTGAAGTTAGCATGGAATTTAGTGCAATTATGGTTTGTTGGAAAGATACTCAAAATCGTTAAAGTTGGACTTGCAGCATTAAAAGGTGTTGTAACTAAAAACTGGCGATTTATTCACACATTTATTGCGACAATAGTCTACGCAATATGGAATAAGGTAAAAGCAGCGTTTAATGGTTTGTATAAGTCTACACGTAGCATATTTACAAACTTATCTAAATGGAGTCGTAATTTATGGACTTCATTAAGAAATGCAATCACTAAATTTGCACAGAGTATTTGGACTAACGTTCGTGCTAAGTTTAGTGGTTTATTCAAATCAACACGTAGTATATTCACCAGTTTATCTAAATGGAGTCGCAACTTATGGACTAATCTTAAAAATGCGATTACCAAACTAGCACAGAGTGTTTGGACAAATGTTCGTAATAAATTTACAGGCATGTTCAAAAGTGTTCGTGGAATTTTAGGTAAATTGTTCAATAGTTCTAAAAACATATTCACAAACATCAAAAATAGTGTTACTAACTTAGCACATGGCGCAAGAGATAACGTTGTGAATGGTTTCAAAGCCATGTACAACAAAGGTAAATCATGGATAAGTAAGTTGAAGAATTTCTTATCAGATTCAGTTAGTGGCTTCAAAAAAGTTGCAGGGAATCTAGGTAAAGGCGTAGCAAACGGTGCAATTAAAGGCATGAACGCTATGATTGATGGAATTAACTCATTATCTAATAAGATTATGAAAAAGAAATTAATCAAGAACAAAATTCCTAAATTATCAACTGGTACTGGTGTTCAAACTGATAAAAATGGTTTACTAAAACGTGGTACTAAAGCAATAGTGAATGATAGAGGACTAGGTAATGGTACAGGTCCTAATGGTCATAAAGAATTGATATACCGTCGTAGCGGTAAGATAGAACGTCCTATCGGTAATAACAAGAAAGTTAGTCTAAAACGTGGAGATGGCGTTATTAATGGCGCTCAATCTAAATCTTTATTACCTCATTTCGCTAAAGGTACTGGCGTTCCTGATTGGTTAGTAGAACAAGGCGGTAAAGTAAAAGGTACTGCTGAAAAAGGTTTACACAAAGCCACAGATGGCGCAAAAGGCTTAATTGAAGATGGTAAAGATTTAGCAGGTAGTGCGAAAAAAGCATTTGATAAAGCAATTGGCGATGTTATGGACTATGTTAAAAACCCTATGAAACTTGTAGATAAAACTATGAGTTTATTTGGTGTAGATTTCTCTAACATCAAAGGTGCTATGGGTGGCATGATGCAGTTCGGTTACAAAGGACTGAAGAAATCAATCAAAGATTTAGTTGAAGGTTGGTTTGCTGAAGTTGAAGGCGGAGATGGAGATAGTTCATGGTTATTAAAACATAACATTCTTCAAACGTTCGGTTACTACAAAGGTATGACTATGAACGGCACTAATCGACACTGGGGTGTTGACTTTGGTATGCCTACTGGTACTAAAATTAAAGCATTAACAGACGGTAAAGTTACACAGGCTGGCTGGGTTAATGGTGGTGGTGGTAACCAAGTAACAATCGAAGAACCAGGTGGTAAATGGTTCCAATGGTATATGCACATGGTGAATGGTGGCGTGAAAGTTAAAAAAGGACAGAGAGTAAAAGCTGGTGACCTATTAGGTTTATCTGGTAATACAGGAAGTTCAAACACACCTCACTTACACATTCAACGTATGAAAGGATATCCATCAAATGACACAGCAGTAGATCCAATGAGTTGGTTGAAATCACTTAAAGGTGGTGGAGGCAAGTCAGGTAAATGGGACGGAGACGTTAAAGAAGCACTAAGATTAGCAGGCCTCCCTACAACTTCTGCATATGTCAACGCATGGAAACGACAAATACAAACTGAATCTAGTGGTAACCCAAGAGCAGAAGGTCCAGGAAGTTCTGAAGGTACACCTAAAGGACTTGTACAGGTTAAAACTCCAACATTCAATGCTTATAAGTTACCTGGTCATGGTAACATTTGGAATGGCTTAGACAACTTAGTTGCTGGTATGAGATATGCAAAAGCAACCTATGGGAAAACTGGCTTATTAAATCAAATTGGTCGTGGCTTACCATATAAAACTGGTGGCATCATAACACAAAATGGTTTATACAACCTAGCCGAAGATGGTCACAGTGAAGTAGTCGTGCCGTTAGATCCTGCGCGTGCAACTGATGCTATGAAATTGATTGCTTACGCTCAGAGTAAGGTCAATGATAAAAAGAACAAACGTCCTAACCAAATCAAGTCAACTACAAGCAATGTTTCAAGTAATGACAACGCAGAAATACTTCGAATGCTCGCTAAACAAATTGAACAACAACAAGAACAAATCAATATCTTAACTAAGATTGCGTTAAGTAATCAAGATATTGCTGATAAACCAGTATTAAGTGAACGTGACGTCAGTAAAGCACAAGGTAAGCGTTCTAACTTCATGGCATATAATTTAGGAGGTGCATACTAATTGGATGAAAAATGGGTAAGAATAATGGAAGGTAATTCAACATTTACGTTGACCGACTTAGAAGGTTTAACCTTTTTAGATGCTAATGAAGATGGTGTTGATGTAAAAGTTAATTCAACAGAAACTCAGGGAACTGACGGTGTAATTTTAGGGCCAACCTCGTTTGGTCCTTTTCCTTTAGTGTTGCGCTTCTTTTATAGGGGTGTAGATACGAGAGATTACAAGTTAATGAAACAAAAATTAAGGAGTATGTTGTTTAGACGTACTCCTTTTTATATTGTTCATTCTGACATGCCAGGTAAAAAATATGCTGTTTATTGTGAGGATAATGCTATATCAGACATCGGTCATAAATACGGTACTTTCGAAATAACTTTCACAGTATATAAAGGCTATTCTGAGTCACTACTTACTACTGATGAAATGAGTTTATCTAATCAGACAGAGTGGCAATTCGGAAATAATATGATTGCATTTGATGAGGTAGACAATTATCACCACAGAACCAAAACGTTTCGTATATACAATGGTTCAGATGATGTGATTGATCCAACGCTTAGACACACTTTAAACATAACAATTCATACAAATGCACCAAACGGTTTTAAGTTAAGGAACAGAAAAACGGGAGATGTATTTGAATATTATGGTGCTTTACTGTATACAGACACGTTTATGTTAAAAGGTGTTTATCCAGTTGTTAATGGCAAGCGTGTCGGTGCAGACACCAATAACAGTTGGATAACGTTAGAAAAAGGCTTTAACGACTTTATTGTAACTGGAGAAGGAATAAACGATTTTGATATCACGTTCTCTTTCTCTTTCATATATAGGTAGGTGATAAATTGAGTAATTTATTGTTACTAAAGAATAGAACAGGCACATTTAGAGAATTGATTACAGATTATGATTACGGATCATTCCAATATGAATACGAACGAAACAATGAACGTTCTATAAGTTTTACAGCATATAAGACAACTAACAATGCTGATATATTCGACGCCATTGTGAACGAAACAATCATTGAATACGAGGGACAAGATTTTGTAGTTAAAAATACAGAAGTGAAATCTGATAACTCTAAAATAATGATAGATGTTGTTGCCAAACATATATATATGGAATTTCAAAATCACTATGTTGAACCTGTTACATTACAAGAAGGTAAAAAATTAGATTTAACCTTCCGTCAATATATGGGTAGGACATTTGAAAACAATACTGATGGTTATATTTTTGTTACACATGGAGATTTTAAGGATATATCTGTTGAAGAGTTCGGAGGTAAAAACGGACTAGAACTTATTATTGAGGGCGCTGAATTATTCGGATATACGTTCTTTGCTGATAATAAGAAAATACACTTCTATGATGATGAAAGCTTTTATAAATTATCAGGAGAACCTTTTATCTATAAATACAATACAGGGGATATGCAAGCTAGTACATCAACATTAGATTTAAAAACTTATATTAAAGGTTACGGGAAAAAATATGAAACAAGTGAGTATAAGAATTACCAACCCTTTAAGCCTAAAGACTTAACGTATACAGGTAAGTTTATAAAAGAAGGCACATGGCGTACAAAAGAAATAGGCGCCTATTATGATGCTGAAATAGATTGTCAATTTGGAAACGAAACACTTATTTGGTCATTGAAGAAAATGTCTAAAGGGGGTTACGTTTCTATTTATTTAGATACGAAATTAGTTGGAACTTACAGTTGTTATAGTAAAAATGCAGTTACTGAAAAAATAACATTATCAAGTAATTTGAGTAAGGGGAAACATCGATTGCGTGTTGTGTTTAAAGGTAAAAATCATAATGTAGATTACAAGAAATCAGAACCATGTATGTATGTTGGTACGGAATCAGCCACTGTTTTTAATATAAGTGCAGATCTAAAAGGCGATGATAGATATAAAGCAGTAGCTGAACACACGTCAGATAACGCTAAAGTGTTTGGTATTAAGAAAGCACCAACTGTATATAGTGAGAACGCAACCACTGAGAAAGCTTTATTAAGCGAAATTAAATCACAGTTAATGGACGAACCAGTTGTTGAAATATCACTGAATTATTACAGTACAGAACCTATATATGAATACAGCAAAGTACGTTTGATTCATAGACCTTTAGCATTTAATACGGAATTAAAAGTTGTTAAGTTAACAAAATTCCACCCACTTGTTCAACAACCTGTCGAGATTGAATTTAGTAACGCAAGAGAGGATATAGTTGCTATTCAACAAAGATTAAATAATCAAATCAAGCGTGTAAGTAACTTAGCCAAAGGTGGACAATTAAATGTTATTGGAGATTACAAAATTAACCTAGCAAGTGAATCAGTTGGGAGTGTGTTAATAGATGAGTAGACGATTAGACATTAAGTATCCGTTAGATGATGACGGTAATGAATACATGGCTATGACACATACTGATGCTGTTATAGGTTTAGATATTTCGACAATTAACGAAGGTATCGCGACAAATTTAGCTGAGATTCTAGCATTAAAAACAAAAGTTGAAGCTTTAGAAGTTGAAAACGTAAACCTCAAGAATAAAAACACTGAACTGGAAAACAGAATAATTGCTTTAGAAAATTTACAAGGAGGGGAATAAATGGTTAACAAAAGTATATCATTAGAGAAAAACTTAGATGTTGAGTTGTCGCAAGGCTATAGACAGAAGAATATCAGAAACTTTCAACTCATAGAACAATTTTCAAATAATCTTCTCAATTTAATGAACACTCATAACACGGGCGCACATGCTCATAACTCAAAAAACATTGATTATAGTCATCGACAAACAGTGACACAACGTTTAGATTGGTTACTTGAGTTAGTGGATAACATTGTAGTAGGTAATAATGGAGATGGCATAATTGAAGTGTCAGACGCAAGAGTTACATCCGATGGGCAACGAAAAGAAACATTAAGGCAACGTGTAGATTATGAAGTAGATAAGTTATCACGTCTAGCAAGTTATGAAAATGATGGACTAATGACGAAAGAAGACAGGATAGAACTTGATTCATACGTTACAATCAACCCTCTGCTATTAGCAGAATCAACTAAAATAGGACAAGACATAGCACCGTTAATTCAAAGAGCAATCGACTCTGTTGGTATTAATGGTGCTACTATTTTGATTCCGAACGGAGATTATAAGTGGGGTCAAACCGTTAACTTAGTATCAAATATTAAAATACAATTCGGTACACAAGCTAGAATCACAAAGACATTTAATGGCGACTTGTTCTTTGGTGCATCTAATGGGCAGGGGTATGAGGCTGGTGTTAAGAACGTCACGATTGAAGGTGGACGTTTTATTGGTAATTTAGAAAAAGGTTATTATCTTATTAGTACATTACACCATGCTTCATTTGTCACAATTAGACATGTTGTGTTCTATCAAACATCTACATCACATACCTTTGATTTACTAGGTTGTGAAAATATATTCTTTGAAGGTTGTGCGTTTATTGGCTTTAAATTGACAACAAACTCAAACCACAAAGAAGCCATTCAATTAGATCATAGTTATCGTCAAGGTGCAGGCAATAAAGACGACATTTCTTCTTATGACGGACTGCCGACTCGTAAGGTTACAATCAATGAATGTAAGTTCTTACCTATTAAAGATAGTAAGGGTAAAGTCGTATATCCTGCACCAAACATTACAGGACAACACAGAAGTATTATAGGTCAAACGCCTAGTTGGATAACAATTACGAATAATGTTATGCGTGATGGTGTTGGTATGGCTACTACAAATGAATGGTTAGGTGGTTGGATACACTTTAGAGCAGTTAAACATTTAGTCATTACAGGTAACGAATTTACAGGGTTTAATACTAAAGGTGCTGCAAGGGTTATTCAGTTATATAGAACAACAAGCAACTTGATGATGGAAGATATAACGCTATCTGCACCAACTGTTACGTTGTCCGTTCCTGAACCATTGGATAACGTTGTGATTAAAGACAATACCTTTAAAAACTTCAAAAGTACAACAGATAAATCACTTATCAATGTTAACGGTACGAAGTTTGAAGGTAATGATTACTTCTGTCGTTTCATTGAAATTACAGGTAATAACTTTGAAGGTAACGTACCAGTTGACTCAGTAAATGCTAATAATGTTGGTCAGAAGTTAATCACATTTAAATTAGTTAGACATTCATCAGTAAATCAAAATACATCTCGAAAATGTAAAACATTCATTGATGTATCTAATAGTAATAGTATTTCGATTAATGGTAATAACTTCGAGAATATGAAGCATACATGTATTTTAGTTAGTTCGGCATCTAATGAAGGCATTAATAGAATGATTTCTATTACAGATAATAAAGCAGTAAAAGGTACAACGTTTTTATGGTTTGATCGCACAGACGGTATCACGATAAGAGGGAATCAAGTGTACGACTTTATCGGTAAAGGTACAACTGGTTTAACGTCTGCAATGGTTGGTAGAGATGAAATGTATAAAGTTGTGATTGCCAATAATACAATTGATGTGAACGATAAAGATTACATTGGTATTAGATTAACTGGAACTAAATCAAATGGTATTGTACAGGGTAATATGGTCGGTAATACTTTAAACCCAATCAGAATAATATCGGGTGCATTTATTTTAGAGAAAGACAATCTTGTATGGGATTAGGAGGACAATAAATGGCGATAAATAAAATAGCAAACTTAAAATTATATAATGAGCCTTATTTGAAACCTATTTCCGACATTGGAATAGGTTTTTATAATTTAGATATTAATTCAGCAACACTTAATTTCCAAGTTACAAGAAATAATAAACCTATGTTGGTAGGAGAACCAAACACGACAGCTTATGCAGTATTTTTTAGTAAGAATGGAAGTCGTTCAGAAACAATGGATCTAGAAGTATTAGATGCTTTAAATGGTGTGTTGACCATTACATTACCAAACGACTTTTTACAAGCTAGCACTGAAACAGAAGTTGTGGGACAAGTATATTTGTCCCCTTCTAATAAAGAAGATACAGTCGTTTTAAATGAATTTACATTCAAAGTAAAAGATGCGTTAATAAATCAAATAGATTCTGATACTAAGATTTCTTACATTAGAATGTTTGATGATTTGAAATTGCGTATTGAGTCAAAAGTTCAAGAAATATTAGATGCTATCAGTGAAGGCACAGATTATGTACAACAAATAAAAAACGCAGTAGCTGAGGCAAAGACTGATATCAACACAATCGTAAGTAATGGAACACAAGAAGTAAACTCAATTGCAGATACTACTAAGCTGTCTATTCAAAACTCAATTACATCTTATAAAACTGAAGTAACGGATATCGCAAACGGAAATATTGCAACTGTTAACAGCACAAAAGATGAAACATTAGATGAAATGAACGCAATTAAAACAGATATCACAAACAAAGTTGCTGGGTTTAAAACACAAACAGAATTAGAAAGCGTGTTTCTTAAATTAACAGATGCTCAAACTGATTATTTAAGCAAAGAAGATGCAACAGCACTATATGTTAATAAAAATGAGATGAATGATACATTCACTAAAGACTACATCACAACTAATTACTATACAAAAACAGACACAGATACAAAGTTTCAAACTATAACAGATGCTAATGAACAAAAAGAGACAATCATGACAGAACTCAGCACTTTAATTAATCAAGCTGTTACAACTGCCTTGAATAACGCATGGGAATCACTATTTATTGGTAACGCAATGATAACAGGTTCTACTTATCAACTAGCAGAAGGTACACAGTTTAATCAATATAATACCATTAGAATATTGCTTGATGATGGTTATAACGGTTCTGAATGGCATTATTTTAACCCGTCTGGACTCAATTTAATTCAAGTAGGTACTACTAACTTGCATAACACTTTGGCAACTGCACCAGTTATCATGGAGTTTGCGATGGATATATCTCAACAAACACAATTCACAATTACAAGAGATTTTGCGTATACACTCGCTGATGCTAAAGGTAATACAACAGCAAACAGATTTAAAATACTAAGAATTGAAGGGAGTAAAATTTTATGATCATACTAACGAATAGTAATAATGAAATTATTAGTTACTCTCTTTTAGGGGATATAGACGGTGGTATTTTAATAGATGAAAAAACAATGCCAAAAGACTTCCTTAATTTGTTTAAACCAAAGTATTACCTATATCATGACGATAAAGTTATTAAAAATATAAATTATCGTGAAGAAGATGAAAATATCGCTTATCGTGATATAGAATTGGAAGAACTAAAAGGAAGAGTAGAAGGATTAGAAAATAATGTAAAAGAACTAACACTAGGCACTGATTAATTTCAGTGTCTTTTTTTATAAATAAATTACAGAGAGTGGGTGTTGTATGAATAAGATGTCCTTACCAGAAATGATTTCAAGCACGCTACTGTTCGGCTTAGGTGTATTTAGCTTATGGCGTGGTTTATTCTTCGCAATCGAACAAGAAACAGTGTTAAACGATTCAGAATTTTACCGAGCCTTACATCAAGTTATGCCTATCTGGGTGTGGGGAATATTGATGGCTATATCAAGTTTATTTTTGATTTATTCAAGTTGGTTGATACCTAAACGCAATCGCCTTTTTCATTGGATATTGTTATTAGGTGGCTCGACATGTTCGCTAATTTACCTACTCATGACAAGTGCCAGTTTGTTTAACGCAATTAATTGGTTTACACCAATGCAATTTGCGACATTAAGTGCTATTTGTGGTGTTGTAGCGTTTTTCGGGGGTGCTGAGATTTATGCCAGACGAAAATAGATATGTATTAAAAGTTGACCATATAGCTGATATAAGCAAGCTAACAGGTCGTATTAAAGATGTTGATAGCAAACACATGGAATTGCACAATGATTTAAAGCTTACTATAAACACCCTGTCAATGAGTACACAAGCGTTAACTGAAACGAGCAAGAAAACAAACCATATTTTAGAATCAATTGACGAGAAAATGGATGGGTATAATGATCGTATTAAAAATGTAGAGTTTAATGTTGAAACGACTACTAAGCGTGTAGATAACATTGAACATTCAGTATCGGAACGTAAACGAGGTAATGTGCAATTATGGGTCGCAATAATCGGTACATTAGGGACTGTAATTGTTGGGGCTTTAGGCTTTGCACAAATATTTTTCTAAGGAGGATAACTAATGAAAATCAATTGGAAAGTTCGAATTAAACAAAAATCATTTTGGGTAGCCATTATCTCGGCTATCCTTTTATTTGTTCAACAAGTATCGGGTGCATTTGACTATGACATCACAGTATACACTGACCAAATAACAAATATCGTGAACAGTGTGTTAGGTGTGTTGGTGTTACTAGGTGTGGTGCAAGATCCAACTACAAAAGGCATAAATGACTCAACAAAAGCTCAACAATATAACGAACCCAAATAAGTCGGCTAATCAGTCGGCTTTTTTAATACAATAAAAGGAGTGTTATTAATGACAGCGAAATTAACAAAGAGTGAATTTGTGAAATTTTTAAACGGTACAATCGGGAAACAATATGACTTTGACGGTTGGTATGGTTTTCAATGTTTTGACTACGCTAATATAGGTTGGCAAAAACTATTCGGACATGGGTTAAAAGGCGACGGTGCTATCGATATTCCAACGCATAATAACTTCGATGGCGAAGCAACGGTGTATGAGAATACTAAATCATTTAAAGCAGAACCAGGCGACATGGTCGTGTTCAATGCTAATTATGGTCAAGGATATGGTCACGTTGCTTGGGTTATCAGTGCAACGTTAAATGAGATTACTGTATTAGAGCAGAATTGGGAAAGTGGAGGTTGGACTGACGGAATTGAAAAAGGTGGTAAAGGTTGGGAAACTGTAACTAAACGTAAACATGCTTATGATTTTCCAATGTGGTTTATCCGACCGAAGTTTAAAACCGAAGTTAAGAAAGCTACAACTACTCAAAAGGCTACTGTTAAAAAAGAAGTTGCTAAAAAAGAAGATACTAAAAAAGGTAAGACATTGAAATACAACCGTGATGAAGTGACAGGTTATAAGTTGCCTAAACGTGGTTATAAACCAAAGGGCGTAGTTATCCATAATGATGCGGGAAGTTTATCAGCAATGCAATATCACGACAGTTTAGTAAATGCACCATTAAGTCGATTAGAGAACGGTATAGCGCATAGTTACATTAGTGGCAGTACAGTATGGCAAGCACTACCAGAGGGACGTACAGCATGGCATACAGCTAATAATGATGGGAATACTAATTACTATGGCATCGAAGTATGTCAATCTATGTCAGCTAGTGATAAAGACTTCTTAGCAAGTGAACAATCAGCATTTCAAGAGGCAGCGAGAATGTTGAAAAAGTGGGGACTGCCAGTTGATAGAAATACAGTGAGATTACACAATGAATTTAGTCCAACGCAGTGTCCACATAGATCAATGAAATTGCATGCTGGCTATACATCAACTCAAAGAGCACCACAATCAGTAGTGAACAAAACTAAAGACTATTTTATCAGTGAAATTAAAGCGTATTACAACGGTAAAATTCCTGAAGGTACAAAAGTATCAACAAGCAAGAAAACGTCCAGCAACACTTCTAAAAACGTCTCTAGTGGCAAATGGCAAAAGAACAAATATCAGACTTGGTGGATGAAAGAATCAGCTACATTCACATGTGGTGGTAGTCCGATATTAGCAAGAGTAGGCTCACCATCATTACAAGCTCAAGAGGGTTACTGGTTCCAACCAGGTGGCTATGTGACATATGACGAGGTTTGTTTGCGAGATAATTTCATCTGGATTGGCTATACATGGAAAGGTGTAAGATATTACTTACCAATCAGAACAGCAAAAGGTACGCCTCCAGGACATTCAGTGGGGAAACTATGGGGTACAATTAAATAAGTAAATATGTTATAATATAATATGCTATTACTTGGTTACGATGAACCGTCGTACATTATTAAAACCCTATCTAGCGGAAACTAGGTAGGGTTGTTTTTATATGTTTAACTATTTATGTACGTGGTATATATAAATATAGCTTGTTTAAGCTATAATAAAAAGGCTAATCTCAATTTAACAAACTTTTTTCGATTTACACGCTCCGACCTATTTTTCGTAGGTTGGAGTATTATTTTATTTATAATAGTATTCATTTATGATTAATATAAAATAGAAAATTTAAGCTCGTATAATAATATAAAGTGTATCATTGATTAGGTAATCAGTTATTGATATAGTGATTATATGAAAGTGTGTAACCCTAAAACACTTGCCCTCTACACAATGCCATGATGTAGGGGGAATTATTTGCTAAAATGACAATAGTGTAGTATTACTATATACAAGCACTTTTTAGTGCTTACGTTTCATATTATAAACTTCCAATACTTGCCCTGTCACTTTTTGTGATGGGGTTTTGTTTTTTAAATTATTATTGCCATATTTAGGATAATTTGGTACTTTATTTATATAAGGAATGGCTTAACACCCGATTTAACATTCCTTATTGTTGAATGATTCTATTTTAATAAGCCACTCTAGACCTCTTCCAATCATCTAGAGTGGTCTTTGTTTATAAAGTAATACTTAATAAATTAAGAAAGTATATTACTTTATGCTATAATTTGTTTTAAATCAACATAAGGAGGCATATATTTATGTTTAATAATCTACTTACTTCAATTGGTATAGGGTCAATAAAAGCTGATACTTGCATTGAAAATAAAGTTAATTATGAAAATGATTTGATTAAAGGTGTTGTTATACTAGAAGGTGGAAATACTGATCAGAAAGTTAATAAAATTGAAATTACCTTAATAGAGAGAATTCAAAATGATGATAAAACAAGTCAATTTTCAGTGATAGACAATGAATTAGATACATACATATATGCTGGAGATTTTACGGTTGGAGCTAAGGAAGTAGAAAAAGTACATTTTCAATTCAAACTTGAAAATCATGATATAGATGTTAAAAACAACAAAATTTATATGAAAACACATGTATTCATTGATCATAGTGTCGATGCTTATGATGAAGATGAAGTTCCAGTTTTTAAAAATGAGTAAAATGAATGTTATCAGTTTAAATTGTAGCGTCATTTTAAGGTTAATCAATGCGAAGTTATTATATGAATACGCAAAAGCCCACCTAAATAAATAGGTGGGTTATTTTTTGCCTATATTTAGAATCTGATAATAGTATCTGCTACTAATATGTGGTATAATATAAATGTGTATTAGCAACTAATGTCTTCCCCGATGTTAGTTGCGCTTTTTATAAATAAACTCTTTCTACTTTATTGTGTAAAATGTATAATATTGTTAAATACACACTGAAAGAGGTAAGGGGAATGAGCAAAAGGTTACATAAAGTAAGTGGTTATCGTATCATAAATAAAAAATATAGAAAAAAGAAATTGGAAGACTACAAAACATTTGACCTAGAGATTTTAGAGTACTGGCTAATAGGAATTAATAATCTTAAAAGTAAAGCTAAAAAATATGAATACAAAAATACGAACGGAAATGGTGTAAAACATTTTTATTTAGATAAAATTATTACCGAAACTTCAAGTTACATATTTGGTAAATTTAAAACAGGGTCTTATGGTACTGTTGAAAATTATATAAATAAAAGAACAGGAGAAGTAACATATACAAAGAGAGAAAATGAGACTAAAGACGATGATGTGTATTTTTATATATACAAAAATACTGGCATTTTTCTAATAGGTAATGATCCAAACCATGCTATCAACTCAAGTACTTTAAGAAAATATTTCCAAGAGTTTGAATTTTTTTGCGAAGATTATAGACTAAAGTTTAATAAACTTAACGAAAAAGATAAACAGATATATAAGAAAAATATGTTAACAGTTATTTCATTACCACCTGTTGATTTCTTTGAAGAAATTGATAATTTAAGTAAAGTCAATAGTGCTACTTTTACTATCGCAAAAGAAGATGTTTCGGATTCTATAGATATAAACAAACATTTAAAAGAATTAGATAGTAATCATAAATTAAATAATGATGAAATAGAAATTGAAGTTAAAGTGAAAAATAAATCATCAAAAAACTTTGTTAAAGATATAAAAAGTCTATTTGAAGTAATGAATAATAGTGAGGCTTTTGATGGACTTAAGGTTCATGGTAAACATCAAAACGGTGACATGAGAACTATAAAGAATAACATGCCAATAAGAACTTTTGATTGTATACTTGATTATGGAACTAAAACATTCCCTATAAATGAAAAAGAAGTAGAAAATGAATTTAATAAAATTAATAGTAAAGAAACTATTGGTTATAGATTGCCAAAAACTAAAGGAGTTAAATTTATAGGATACGATAAGGAGATTGAGGATGAGATTATTAAAAAATGTAAAATCAGGAATAAGAGAATCCCTAATTTTAAGTCTCACAGAGGAAGCTTATCATACAAAAATAAAATACCTCAAAAAACCAATTAATTATATGTTAATGAGTGCAATTGTATTCGCTATTTTCTACTCAATGCAAGATGATTTGTATAATAGAATCAAAGGGCTTTTTAATTATTTATCTAGCTTATATTCTATATTAATTGGCTTTAATATAAGTAGTGTTATTTTTATTGTATCTTTTTTATTCAAAGAAAAAGAAACACTACGATTGTTTAAAGATACGGATTTGAACAGTTATTATAAACAAATTGTAAATTCCTTTATGCTTTCAACTATAATAAATTTGTTTATCATTGTTTTGGGTATATATCATTTGCTTATCGTCCAATTAATTTCAATAGTGATGGTAGAGGTATTAAACTCATACATTTTATTTATAATGAATGTTATTTATATTTCTATTTGGATATTTGCAATATTTAGTAGCATTTTAGTATTTGGAAGATGTTTAACTATATTAACTCGATTATTAAGATTAAATCATATAGAATAAACCCACCTTAATTGGTGGGATTTTTTTATTCTTCTTTTATTTCGTCTATATCTTCAATCTCTTTAACATCAACAATTTCTTCCTCAATAATTGAATCTAATCTTTTATGAATCTCATCTTCAGTCCAACCTGTTTCTTTAAGTGGTTTGCTAATTTTCATGATGTTTTCTCCTTAATGTGATAATTCACTCGTTTTTGCCGAAATATTAAATACTTATCATTTGAAATTCACTATGGTTTATGAATTAAAAGTCTCAAAAGTCATTTCATACAAGTCTTTATCATCTAAATTAACAAACTCTTCAATATTTACTCTATAGGTGATACTATTTTGTTTTTTAGATATTTGGCTATAATATCTTATATTTATATACATATTAGTTGTATAACCATTATTTTCTATTGTATCTTCAAATTCTTCAAATGCTTTTTTATTGATAGGCATTAGATAAAATTTATTACTAGGTAAAACATTAATGTGTTTTTCTTGTAATACTTCATTTTCATTTAAATAAACTGTTATATCTATATTTTTAGCAGTTCCACCGCCTAAATTTTGTAGTTTAAAAGCTGTGTTTACATAGTCAGAATCAGATTCAGTTAAATTTTTCAGTTTTAAATGATTTGTTTTTTCAATAATAATTTGATCAAAGGCCAAAAATGGTATAAAAGAAATTTTAATTTGTCTTATTTGTATCATTACTGAAATGAAATATAAAATTGCCATAATAAACGTTCCGATTGAACCTATCGCTTGTAAAATATTTAGCATAATGAACTCCTTTTATAATAATGTTAATCACCATTCTACTCTATTCCTACAATACAATCCATACTCAATAATACTTTTTCACCATTCTCTAGTACTTCTAACTTATTACGCTCACTATCAAACTTATTTATCTCACATTCAATCGTTTTGTAATAACCATCTTTCCAATACTTAATTGTTGCTGGTGGATCATAAAATAATTTTTGTGCTAATACGTCATTTAAATCGCGTAATGCTAATTCATCTAAGATAGGCTTGTCTGTTTTACTTTGGTCTTTAATATGCTGATTAATAATTTCGTATTGTTGAGGTACACTTGCAAATGGTTGCCACTTAATCATCTTGCGACCTTCTGGGATATTACTGTTTAAATACTTTTTAGGTATCTTACGATAGTCTGTTTCATATTTATATGGTTCGGGCATACCAGGGTTAATGATTTTCAATTTAAACACCTCACGTATAATTAGTAGTTTTATTATACGAACAAATGTTCTGTTTTGTAAAGCGTATTTATATATCCGCGTGTCAAACGCGTGTCAATTTAGTTATAATTCATGATGTTTAGTTACAAAGTTGAACACCTACAAACATGATAAATACAACGTTTTACCACTAGTTACATACTCTATAAAAGGACGCCGTCTCCATTATATAGCCTATAACCCATGTGG